TTCCGCTTTCGGATCAGTCGTCTTCATGCTGGCAATGACCTCCGACGTCTTCTTATACATCTGCGAAGACTTGTCGTGTAAATCAGGAAACATGTCATACGCTTTGTTGTCGTACTTGTCTTGAAGCTGCTTCGTTTCGATCGTCAGGTTATGAGCATTGAGTTTTTCCTCAATCCGCTTATCAGCCAACGCTTCAATCGCAGACTTCGGATCCGCATCAAGTTTATCCGCGAAACTTTCCTGTGGCTCCGTCGAAGACGGAGTCACTTGTACGACTGGCGCAGCAACTTGCCTGTTCGCCAAACTCTGCGTGACATCAATCATACGATCGAACTTATTCGCGATGTCATCAATGCGAGCGTTAACCTTCAATATGTCCGCATCACTCTTCGGTTGATCTTCTGCTGTCTTATTATCTGCCGGAGCTTTATTGTTGCTCTGCCCATCACCCGGTAATGGGAATTGATCCTGTGTCATCCTGTGCCTCCTCTTCTAAATGTTGTTGTAAGTACGTTTCAATTTGAATAAACAAACTCGTGATACAATCAATCATGCCCTTCCTGAAAATAACTTCCTTCTCGAAGTCACTATCGAGATGATCAAGCTCTACAATCTCTCCCTTCAACTCTGCAGCGTTCACTTCAAGCATCTCCTTGAACTTATCCCAATGAACGTTTCCCTCGAGCTCGTTTAACGCTACACCGAACTCTTTCACCTTTTCATCTTCAACTGACATACACACCCCCTCTTCGCTATTCCCCAGGTAACGGTATTGTCCCCGGGTCCGCTCCTTGCTGCTGTTCCGCTTGTGCCAACCCCTGGCCCTGCTGTTGCGCAACTTCCCCTGTCATGCGAGCACCCAACGTCGGTGACACCTGTTGACCAGTCACGTTCGCTTGCATCGCCTGTGCCTGCACTGCCTTCTGTACGTCCTCGTGTTTCTTAATCACCCTCTCAAATAACTTCTGCGTTTCGCCGCTCGCCCTACCGTCCGAAAGCATCTGCTGAAAAACAGGGCCTTCAACGAACGTAGTCAACGCTTTGATCTTCCCATCGTGATCATCGCCCATGATGATGCGAGGCATGTCGCCCTGTAACACCAACGCTACTTCATTATATATGGACAACGGTCGTTCGTTCTGTTGCGGGTTCGTGATGAACGAGTCGACGTCAAGCGTGCCGCGTGTAGTTAAGATGTTCTTGTTGATGTTGTAGATGTTCTCAGGCGTTATGATCCCAGCCTGGATGTTCATCGGGTTGAAGAGCGTCTGCGCCATCAAGAGCGCGTCTTGCTTCACTACCTCGCGATTCAACGTCTGCGAGTTCGCAAGTAACGTGAAGTCCAACGATGCGAAGATGTCTAACCGACTTGACTTCGCCGTTAACTGATCACCCTTCTCATCGAACAGCTCTTCACCCTTCGAGCCAAGGAGTCGGAACTCAAGACCGTCCGGCATCTTCATGCTCAAGTCCGCATGCAACCCCTTGAGGTACTGCTCGTACGAATGCTGCACGTGCTTCAATCCAACATCCAGCACGATGTTCGATTGCGCCAGCAACGACGTGATGCCGGTAGCGGTAGACGCAGGGCCTGCAGGAGTCGGTGCCTGACCAGCCGCAAGCGGTCCGAGTGCAGCAACTCGCTCGGCGTACTGCAAGAGCCTCTCCTCTTCCTGATTCCCGAACGCAGTCGCGCCTCGGAAGTTCGGGATGTACACGTCCTGCTGCGGGTTGTTGAGTGGAATGCCCTGTCCAGGACGAAGCGTGATGCGCTCCTTCTTCATACCTGTGCGCGGCTTGTAGAAGAAGAACGGGATGCTCGCGATCGTACCGAAGTCGATCCGTTGGTTGTGCATCGCATCAACCTCGTTCTGGATCGGGTACATCTCCTCCACGATTCCCTTCGAGTAGGCACGACCTGGCCTTCGGCCAAGGTCGGTCTTGTGCAACGGTCGCTCAAGCAAGTGCGGACTGATCCGATCAAGCGTCGTCCATCTCGCGATCACTCGAGCCTTCGCGTTGTACCAGAACACCAAGTCCTCTTCGAACCCGTCGTTGTCGACGTCCTTCCGCACGTACAACTCATGCGTGCAATACTCCTCACTCGGTTCGGCACTGTCGATCGTGTCGACACCCTGAAGCGCGTCCTTGAACCGCTTCACGTCAAGAGCTCCTGAGTTGCCAAGCGTCTCCGTGGACGGTTCCAACTTCCCGTTCTTCAAGATCTTGTCTACCTTATCCTGAGACCATAACTTGCGTACGCCGCGTAGCTTGATGTCGCCCTCCGACATCGGTATCGTGTGCGTTACGAGCTCCGGCTCGTTCAGGTTGCTCGGGTCGATCATCTTGCCAGGGAATAGGATGTCCTCCGACTGCAACACCTCAACCCCAGGCCCGTCGAACGTAGGCATGATCTGTACCAGGTTCGTCAACACCTCTCCGTCGTCACGGCTCTCGTTGAAGACCCGCATCTCCTCAGCAGTCAACGAGATCTTCTGGAACTTCTGCGTCCACTGCCGCTTCATGACAGACCAACCGTCGACGAGCATGTTCCAGACCCAGTCGTCGATCGTAAGCCGAATGCCGCGTCGCTCGTTCGAGTAGCTGTTGATCGCCCATCGCATCGTTGCATCGATCCGCTCTACCTTCTTGCGATCAAGCTTCTCCTGCGGCACGATCAACCAACCCTGCCCGTCGCCCATCAGAGCCGCCATGAAGCGCGCATGCATCTGCTTCAAGATCCAGAGCGTGACCGGCACTCGGAAGTTCGCAGCGCCCGGCCATGGACCCTTCCGCCCCGGTGTGATGAAGTCGTCCCACTGCAGCAAGTACCGCTTCCTGCGCGCTAACCACTGATCGCGATCGTCCTCCATCGAGTTGATCTTCTTGTCGAACCAACGCATCAGCTCGTCCTCGTCGAAGCTGATCCCCTTCGGTTGCAAGTCGATCGGGTCAACTCCAAGATCAAACAACTGCGTCTGTACCTTCTTCGGTCTACCCATAGCGTTCTCCTTTAATAGCGAACTTCAATGCTCATCACGTCCGCCGGCTCGTCGTCCTCGTCGTCATCTCCATAGTCGAACTCCTTACCCGTCGGTCGCGGCTTCGGTTGCACCGCGTGCCCGTACGTCTCAATCTTGCTCGGCTCTGGAAGCTCGCCCTCCTTCGTCATGCCGATCGGATCGCGCATCACAGCGTACCGCGTGGCGTCCGTCAAGTCGTCCTTCCCCTTCGTCTTCTCAGGCCGCTTCTCGTCCCACTGCAGATGCATTAGCTCGTAGATCAAGTCCACACAGCAGTCCATCACGTACAGCCCGCCTGTCTCTCCACGCGCTGCAAGCCCGAACCGCTTGTTCATCTCGTGGAGTCCCGCAATGAGCTGGTCCTTCTTGTACGCAGGCTCCGTCTCGACGCCGTGCTCCTCGAGCTCGTCCTTCAAGTTCACCTGCGCTTCTTGATCCTCAGTGTTTAAGCTCGTGTCCGCAACGGCCGTCATCGGAGAGCTGCCTGTCGGCCCCCCGCTATCATCGCATGCGCGAGCTGCTCCATCGTCCCAGGGACCTTGTCCGCAAGGTACACCACGAGGTCTTCCCTCGGCGTGACGCCGATGCGTACCACCGCATGCGCCCTCGACCCATGCGGATCCAACCCCTCGATGTACGGCCACCTTGCCGGCCAGTCGTACGACTCGATGGTCTGCTTCTTGCCGAACTGCTTGAACACGCGTCCGAGAAGTTCCGAGAACTCCCCCCTGATCCGAGTAGCTGCCTCCTCGGGAGTCAAGAGCTTCTCGTACTCGCGCAGCTCGTTGTGGTTGATGTGAGGGTTGTCGTACGCTGACCAGTTGTGACACTCGATCCGCTGGTTGTGCTCAACCTCGATGTCGTCCTTGATGTGATCCCCGATCTTCACACCAGGGATCCATAGCTCGTCGTGGATCCATGCCTCCGCAAGCGGCGTCATCGTGAAGAGCGCGTCGCCACCGCGATCGACTAACCCACGAGCCGCCGCGATGTAATGATCACGCGGTGGTGGCTCGTCGAACCACCAGAAATCGGAATCCGATCCCTCCCATTTCATTGACGGTTGATCATAGCTATACATGCCGACCGTTGAACCATTAATGAGTTCGATTCGATCGATGATCCCTTGCGAATTTTTATGACTCGACTTAATTACTCGCTTCGGCAATGCAACTCTTAACTTTTCTAAAATCACATCCTGAATACCCGCTTTAAAGTCGACACTCCCAACCGACGCTTTAATCGGAACTTTCGACTCTTTATACGGATGAGTGCCAAGTAATCTCCAAACCAATTCCATACATCCAAATTGTGATTTTCCGGAATTATGCGACGTTGTTCCGTCGGAAGTGACGTAATTGTGAGTTCCTTCTACTGTTACATCATAGAACCACTCCTTTTTCCGCAACTTCTCTATTGACTTAATCGCGGTAACCTGCTGCCCACCTGAAGGCAACCCTCTCTGGTCAGTGTCCTCAATGGTCGAAGAAGAAATTGCTAACGTGTCGCCAACTTCCAAATCAAGCACCCGTTCATACTTACCTTCAGAAGAAAAAATCCGGTGCAGTCCGTGAGCAACAAACTCTCCTTCTTCGTGAACTACGCGGTATAGATAGTCAGATCCCTTTACGAATGGAACACCTGCTCGACTCCACACAAACCGATTGGCTTTTTGATAATAACTCAATACCAACTGACTTTCCTGGATATCAGCAATGGCCACATGACCCTCTCGAGTGACGATCTTCTGATCTCCTCGCAGACACCGATTTCCACAGATAGTCAACGTGATCGGTGCCTTAGACCGGTGCGCCCTGTCCTGCGCCGGGAACGGGTCGTAGTTCATCGGCGCTGCCTCTATCATCGCGCCAGTCTTTACCAACTCCCTCAGTTGCCTGTCCGACATGAAGTTCACGTTCATGCGTCGTCCTCCAGTACAGGCGCAAGCTCCGCCTCGATGATCTCGTCGGCGGAGTCAAGAGCGGTCGTTGCCCCTCCCTCGTCATGGGGCGACAACTCGCTGCGCGAGCCATCGGTCAATGCGAGGTCTGGGTTCTTCGCTAACATCCCCTGAGCTGCCGCAATCAACTCGTCACGCGTCATCCGGTCAACGTGGCTGTACACGTCGATCTGCTGCCTCGCCTGCTTGCCACTCCGGTTCAATGCGCTGTTGATGTTCGCCGTCCGTACCCGCGAGTCTGGATCAGTCAACGCCATCCGACACTCCTCCATCGCTATGTCCGGCTGTAACGCCTCGTAAATACCATCCGTGTCGCCCGCATCACGCGCCTTGCGCGCCTTCTCTATCGCGGTGAAAGAATTCTCGGCAAGTGCAAGAGCCTCCCGTGCGCGGTCGTACTTCGTCGACCCAAACTGCGCCTGCCAAATCGTGAGACTCTCCTCTATCATAGTAATAGGTACTCCCGTCGCGTCCGCCGCAAACTTCATCGGCTCACCCGCGTCGATCATCTCAACAATCTTCTTGGCGACGTCGTCGGGAATCTGCATCGAGGGTCTCCTGGAACGTTTGAGCATTACGATCAAGAGCCTGGCGCGACTTTGTCGCACCAACTTTTCTCATAATGAGAATCATAACGATAAATAGGAAGTAATGCAAAGTAATAATTTCCTATGACTTGAATGTTCTGAAAAAGAACATTCAAAGAGTGTTTTTGAGCACGCGAAAAACGTGACAACTGCATGTGTTGCGTGTTGTGTGTTGTGTGTTGTGTGTTGTGTGTTGTGTGACACTGCCGACCACCGGATGGGAGTCAGGTTTGGTTTGGTGAAATCTGGAGGGGGGGAGGGCATTATACGTCTCGACGACTTAACCGAGACGGAGGGGGTCAAGACTCATGTGGCATAGAAGCATAGAGCAAGACATCTAAAGATTTCATATCGTTAGATCAAAGTTACACCGCGCCGCATAATCACAGCGACAAGCCGCGCCGGATAACTATCCCCGTCAACTCGCAGCTTCCGGGGCATATAAAAACAAGGTCGGGGTGCCACGTGGCACGCTACTTGCAGGGGTGCGGCGCGCCCAGCGTGGCGCGCCCAGCGTGGCGCGCACAGCGCGGCGCGCTACCTGCGGTAGCGCACCACACAACGTCGCAAAAAGAAAATACATTCGGCGCTTGACTTAAGTTAATAGGATGTGATAACATGCTATTAACTAGAAAGGGGCACAACATGAAAACAGCAATAGTCAAGAAGAAGGAAGTCTACGGCCAAACGCTCGTCTACCCTGTCAATGAGACGGCGCAACTACTCGCGCAACTTGTCGGTCAAAAAACATTGACAACCCGTACGATCGAGTACGGCAAAAAACTCGGGATCGTTTTTGAGATGGAAAACCAAACGTTATAAGACAAAGGGGGCACGACATGAGATTATCAAACGATAGGTTTTCCAAAACCACGCTATTTAAACGCTTTCAATTCAAAGACAATGCGCCCGTTGACACACTATACCAAAGACACACATACGAAACGCACAACGCTATCTATGATGTTGATGTTAGGGAATCAGACGGCAACAAAACATATCACGTCAATATGGGCTTCGATGTTTATCCACAAATTCACGCGATACACAAGGCAATTGAGAAACATTTCAACCTATAGGAAAGGGGAGACACAATGCCACAAGCGCAAACACTCGAAAAGTATCAAGTTATTTGGGAAAACCTCGGCGTTGAGCACTCGGAAATGTTATCCGACGAAATGGATGCGCGTGAACTAATGGAGACGCTGATTTTGGGTGGATGGGAATGCAAATTGTATAAGCTTCAACTTCAGTAGTTATCCGGCGCTTGACTCCCGATTGAGAGTCAAGCGTCGAATAATTATTGGAATATTAGTTATTCGACGCAACATTATGCGGCGCTTGATCATTGACAACTTAATAATCGCGTACTTAGGTGTCTTCTTTAAACCTATAACCGTAACGTAGCATTATGTAACTTAGGAATATGCGTTACATGGGTAGACGGGAAGTGAACCATCGAATCCTAGGTGATTTCAGCGTGTTATAAAATCGGGAAAAAAAACTGTCAGTAAATATGAATTAGTGACCAGGTCGTATAAAGTTGCGAAATCGGCTAAGTATGCGGAAAGTAAAGAGAAAAGGGTGGGAAATCCCCTATATATATAAAAATATTTATTATTACTTTATATATATATAGGGGAAAACGGATTTTTACCCCTTTTTATTATACGACTAAGTTGAGGGGTGCCGCCCACGGCTCATACATACATTTTTCCTGTCAATGTTACATTTCGCGTCGTATAATACTTAACTTGTTGATATCATTTAGGATTCCATGCTCATATTCCGTACATTATACTATTGCAAAGTGTCATTTCACATACTTACGCGCGCAATTATAGGTCCTAAACATGCTCTTTTTCCTCATAATATCATAGAACATCAATTGCGTCACATTATACGCCACATTTCGCTAAAAAATCTTTCACAATTACGTTGACATTCTTTCGGTATTCCCTCATAGTGTTTGTC